GACTCTCTCTACCAGCTCTTTGGGGCGGGCATGACCTTCAGTGTTGAAAACCATCACTTGGTTATCTCCAGCTCCTTGCATCAAATGATCTAAGTTGAGTTCTAGCAAGACTTTCTTGATTACCACAAGAGTTATCAAGGTCCAGAATTTCTGCTTGATTCCTTGATTACCACCACTATGATGAGTCCATCCACTGAACGTATTTCCATACCCTGGAGGATCATATGGATCAGCAGAGACAAAAATGGCATCTCGGAAAATCCACTGGTTAATACTGAAATGATCAACTCCAAATATTTCGTCAAGAGTTCTCGCGAAGGGCATCTCTAATTCTTCTCTGAATGTGTAATTCCATTGGAAAAGATCCAGAATCATAGCCACCCAAGTCTGGTTGGATTTGTTCAATTTCCCTATTATATCATCAATCTTTCCTTTAAGCTCTATTCCTGATAAGTTCATGGACTGCTGTGTAAAATATTTCAATATTACATCTGCAATGTTCTTCTCAGCGACAGAAGCCATATGCCTGACATTGGGATACAACACAGAGAACGCTCTAGGAACAGGTTTTAGTTCTCTCTCCTTTGCTTTGAGTCTAATCAACCTCCATTCATAAGGGATTGCCCCTAACTTCCTACACTCTGCATAGTATTCTTTGATATTTATAGAATCCCTTTGCAACATATCATCTACCAACCTAACAGGGTCCTTCTCTGCGGGAGGAGATTGTCCGCATGCATCTAACACATCTGGATGATAGCACTGATTTGCTCTACTAACCCTAGGAGCCACTCCTTTATCCTGCAATAACTCTAATTCAGATTCAACATAATTGAATTCTTGGTGCTTTCGAAACCTGACTCGACTCCACTTGTACAATGGAACTTTCATGCATTCACTGAGAGTGGGTACATCCCCTGTTTTGTAAATTGACAAGATCCTAGGGTCAAGCATGTGGGACATATAGATTGGCGGCAACTTGCCCTCTGCCAATCTGTACTGGTGGATATAAGTGAGAACGAATAATCCATGAGCCTCCTCTACTTTGTCTGATCTAACTGGACGTCTAGACACCCCGATTCTATACATCTTCAGTAGGCCTCCTTCTGGGTCTACAATTGGGAAATAATGCATCTTCTCTTGTCCGTATTGTTCAAGTACGTGCTTGATTCCAACCTCTCCATACTGCTTAATATATGCTGCAAAAAGTCCACAGATTTCAAAGGCAGGCCGTATAAATCCTGTGCATTCGTCTGCTAAGTCGCTGATAGACGTCATTAAGAAATCATGATCACATGTCGCTACTGGACCTTCACGGAGTGCAATCCCTAAAGCTAATGTTTCCAAACCCTTAAAGAGTTTGATGGCAGTGTTTCCAAGTTTCTCATATGCATTCTCTAAGATTCGATACACATTCTCAGTCAGCCCTCTGAAATCACATCCCATCTTATCCCAACTCACTTCAGCACAAGACAGGAATATTTCCTTTGAGTAATCAGCTTCCAATTTATCCAGTGTAGCCAACACCATAGCATATGGAACCGCCAATGGACCAGTTGGGTAATTCGTTAAAATGACCAAATCACGGTAGACTTTCCATCCTTGTAAATTATTCAGCACAAAAGTCCCATAATGCACATCGCCTCCTAGAGAGAACATCCTGTGTACGTCGAAACAAAGGATCTTTTTATGACAAGCATATTTGAACTTGGCGGATCGTTCTATCAGGGAGAATCTTTTATCCAGGTTACATTGAGAAGATGCTGGGAGTCTGGATTGTGTGGTAGACAATTGTAACCGTATAGCTTCTCGAGTCAACTTGACCACTTTTTCACTGATTTCATCATTTGCATACTGCTGTGTTCTTGCAGAAATCAATATCTGATTGTACATCCAAGGGAACAATACAATATTATCAACAAATCCATTATTGATTTCTCTGAACAAGTTCTGACTTAAACCAGGGTATGATTTGTCCAAGTATGATGGGTTATCACGATAGAATAAGAGCTTTGTTTGAGATAAAGCTGTATCAATATGCCGACCATACGAGTAAGGGATGTCATGCTCTACTCTCTTCCGCTCACTAATATTGTGCCCGGGGAAGGGGTCAAGTAAAGGGTTCCAAGGTCCTACCCCGTATTTAAGAGCCTCATTGGCAAGCAAGTTCTCTCTATTCCTTCTCGGCCTACTCGTGAAGTCGGGAATATCAGAAGTATCTGATTCACCAAAATCTGGGAAATCCCACATATCTATTTTGACTAATAATAATTAATGCATTGAACTTAATAGCGAGTATCGATTTGATATCCTATCTACATTCTCAGCTTTGGTTTGATTTGTTTCCTACCGTGGTTTTTCTTAACCACAGCATGACCATACTGCCCTGTCTCTATTTCTACAGATTGTTCATCCGAGTCATACATGCGAAGTACCATCAAACGATTCAGAATCAAACTGTTCAATCCCAAACCGGTTTTATCCTCTTGTTACTTATCTTTGGGTACAAAACATAGGAACCAATATGTAATCTATTTTTACTTCTGTTACTGACATTATACTCACTCATTGAGAGACAGTGTTGATATCATAAGAAACTATTAATATTGGATACATCATGGCAAGCTCGAGATTTACTAGGCACTGATTGTACATTGTAATATACGAGTTCATTAGACTTTGTCTATAGTTATTTAATCATATATTTCATTATAAATTTACATCAACTTTATACGTTATTTGGATTCCATCCTTGGGTTAGTAATTAGAACATAGTATATACAAAACTGGGTTAGTATTAGATTGCATCAGAGGATATGCTATCCCTGATCTCACTTGAGCATTGATTCTCGAATATCTCCAACACCACCGCCTGGCTCATTCACCTGACGTGGTATCCCTCCCCAGGGCAATCTCTGGAGTACGTCAGGCAT